CTTAGCATAATCCTCTTTTAGTGTTTTCGTTGATACGAAAGCACAATTGTTTAGGGCGGCGTATAATCCTTTGTCCTCTGTAATGGGCGTTCCCATAGCCCACAGACCACGACCAGGTGGCAAGAACTTCATCGTAAAAATACGCTCATACATATCTTGAGCACTCTTTTGAGCTTGCCAGGGATTCCACCCTAATTGATGTGATTCAATGTGATGTTTCTGCATAGAGTATGTTCCCTCTACAACTCGTCTGACGGTTTCCCACCATCTTTCGTTCTTTCCATCTTCTTTAATTCGGGAGTATGTTCTCATATAAACCAACTCACCCAATCCATTGAAACCAAACGGAGCTTTCTTTCTCTTATACTTATTTATAAATGTATCCGTTAGTGTAAACTTTTCTTTCATATTCTTTTCCTTAATTTTCTATTCCACAATATTAAATATAATATATACCAATTCTTATTTACTCAAAACCACCCATATCGTTATATTTTTGAGATAAAGTTTTGCGTAGATATTCTTCTGAGTTATCCATCTTACCTTGAGCCACCTTACCACTTACAGTAGAGGCTTCATGCACTTGTATTAAACCTGTGTTAGTATTGATGTTAGCTGGAAATGTAATTCCATCAACACCAAACCTATTTTTAATTACGTGAAACCTACCTGTATTTGCAATTTTATCCTCTACTTTACGACTTACAGACATAACAAAATCTGCTGTCATAACCTTACTATAATCCTCTGATACCTTACTAGCATCAATCACTTCTTCTTCCAATGAACTTCTGTTTGCCTGTGATGCTGTCCATATTGGAATATCAAACTCACCAGCCATACCACGAAGATTTTCATAGGTTTCACCTGTTGCATGTCTCTTCTCCTTATAGAATGTGGTTGGTTTTAGTATGTCAGCGTAATCCACAATCACCACATCAGGTTTGATTTCCTGTATCTCCATCTGTTTTAGATGAGCAGATAAGGTATTTACCGAAGCAGAACGGGTGGGATAGTACTTTATAATCAATTTGCCTGTAAGTTTATCTATAACCTTCTGTACATCTTCTTGATAGAACTTAATATTAGATGTTGTTACACCACTAAATACAGTATCGTATCTCAAACCAACATAACTCTCATTTAATTCTAAGGTGTAATGTACCACAGTTTTACCCTGCTTTACCAAATGAGCACCTAATGATTGTAAACACCAACTCTTACCGATACCAGCAGGAGCAACCAACACACCCAACTCACCACCAGCCAATCCACCATCCATCACAGTGCTTACAGCATCCCACGGAGTTGGCATAGTTTCTCTAACAGACTCATTCAATCTAGCATCTAATGATATGATGTAATCATGTCCTAAGTCTCTCTCACTACCAGCCTTCATAGCCTCATCGATTATGACTTTGATTTCATCATAGTTTTTCTGTTCTAATAAATCTATGGAGTTTTCAATAGCTCCTTTTAGAACCTGATTCTTACAGAAATCTAAAGTCTCCTGCTTTACAAATTCTAAATCAGTAGCCTCTATATTTCTCCAAGCCTCTTTTAGATTCTCTATAACAGAAACCTTTAGTATCTCATCATCCATTTGGGTTATTTTAATTTTCAATACCTCTAATGTAGGAGCTTTTCTAAACTCCATAAAGTATTTACTAACCTCTCTGGTTAACCACTTATTAGCATCCGAATCAAAAAACTTAGGTTCTAATATATCGCTGATTGTCTGTATGAATTTATTGTCCGTTAATAAAGATGATATTATCTTCGATTGAAATGTCGGACCAAACTGATTAAAATTTTCACTCGCCATATAATTCTTTCATTCTTTTTTGTTTTATTTCCATTTGTTTCTTCTTACGATAACGCTCCCTAGCCTTAGCTTGTAGAACCGCTCTGTTCCTACGGTAATATTCCATAGACCACCTTCTCTGTGCAGCTTTTCTATCCGCCTCAGAACTATACTTTCTCTTTCTTCCCATGCGTACCCTCAGCCATCTGATTCAATTTGGCAAAGCATTGAACCAACCAACTCTCCATATTTGGTAATGTAGCAAATAGTCTATCCTCTATGAATCTTTTCTGAAACTGCATTTTATTTAACCTGTTAATAGGTTCTCTGATTTTGTCTAAGATTTTTGTTTTAGCAGATGAACTGATATCAACCTCTTTCAACTGCATCAACCGATAATTTCTTTTCAATAACTCCTCACACTCTTCAAGCTTATCATCTTCTTTAATAATGTCATCTATATTAAGTATCTTATCTTCGAGTAAAAGTGGTAATTTTTTTTGAATAGTTTTCAATCCCCAACCACGAACTCCATTTATGTTATCAGATTTGTCTCCATCTATTGCTCTATACACAGCAAAGTTATGAGATGGTATTCCATAGTCCTCTAACACCTTTGGTGGATCATACATCTTTTTTCTTGTAGGAGACCAAACTGAAACTCTATCACTAACCAATTGTAAAAAATCTTTATCAGTTGACATCAATACAATTTTGGATGTTGTTAAGATTTGCTTGGTAACATAAGCCATCGTATCATCTGCTTCAATATTCTCAATCGTAATTGTAGTGATAGGAAGATAATCTAAGTAATCAATAACCCTCGTTAATTGCATAATCATTGACTCATGCTCATCTTCTTTACTGTTAAAATCATAGGAACGATTTAATCTTTCAGACATATTTCTACCAGCCTTATACTGAGGAAATAATTTCTTTCGGCGGTTAGACCCACCTTTACCATCAAATACTATGACAGTTCGGGTAGGTCTAATTGTTCTTATTGCATAACCGATTGACCTTAGAAAACCAACTATTCCCCCAACATGAGCACCGTCATCATTGAGAGTTGGTATAGCGCTGAAACATCTTATAAATGTATTCAAGCCATCTATAATCAATACCTTATCGTCAGCGACTTCCGATTTGGAATCACCGCCTTTTTTCTTTATTTCATCGAGTATGGATAGATACCGAGCATTAGTCACCTAAAACCTCATCGGTTATCTCTACATCATCGATTCCTAAATCAGCTTTAGTATATTTCAGTATAACCTTATCACAAATCATCTTATAACAATGAGTCTTAAATTTTTCATCCTCAAGCAGAGTAGCCCACTCTTTGGATTGAAACTTAATCTCCTTACCATTATGATCGTTCATAGTATACCAAGCACCACCAACCTTAGCAATCTTATGTTCTTTAAGAACGTGTAACCAACTTCCCTCATCATCAACCCCACTCTCAAAGTATAGCGGAAATTCAGCTTTTCGTAGCGGAGGACCCAAACGATTTTTGATTACCTGTGCCAGAATAGTCATACCAATTACATTCTTTTTGGTATCCTTAATCTGACCTTTGTTCTTTAAACGAATACGGGTAGATGCGTGAAATGGAAGAGCCTTACCACCTGATGTGGTATAAGGATCACCAAACATAGCACCTAACTTTACCCTTAATTGATTAGTGAATACTAAAGCAACTCTTTGTCTACCAATCATCTGAGTTATCTTTCTCATAGCCTTTGATATAATGATAGCTTTGCTTGTAGCCCAACCATCCTTATCAAAGTCTGCATCTAACTCAACCTTTGTGGTAGCAGCGGCTAATGAATCTACTAAGATGGTTACCAACCTATTCTTATCTGATTCACGAACCTTAACTACTATTTCTTCTATAGCCTCAAAGATATCCTCTATGGTTTCTAAGTGTAGATATAACATCTTATTCATATCGACACCTATAACACCTAAGAACTCCTCACTTACCGCTGTCTCTGTATCTATATAAACAGCGACACCGTCTTTCTTCTGTGTCTCTGCAAGCAGATGAGCACCAACTAATGATTTACCACTACTTTCTAAACCATTCAACTCTGTAATCCTACCAACTGCAATACCACCATTTGGTCGATTAGATATTGCTAAGTCTAACATTGTTGAACCTGTAGAGATAAATTCTTTTATATCTGTTGGTGTCGGTTGAGCACCATCTAAGAAATATGCAACTTTGTAGTCTTTGAACTTTTTATTTAAGGAGTCCGCAAGGACTCCAGCTAAGTCATCTTTAACTGACATTTAATTCTCCTAATTAAATAGTGGGTGTGTCCGGCTTTATAAGCAGACGAATCCTCTTTCACACACTCGGTTTTATTAGTGTTGGCTTCAACACCCACTACACTTTATTTACTTATTGAATAGATCGTCAAAAGCAGCTGCAGCATCATCTACGTTTGTACTTGCGGCTTTAGCAGCAACTACAGATTCAGGTGCAGTTTCTTTCTTAGCTTCGGTTGTTTCTGCATCATCTGGATTTAACCAATTGTTGAGAACACCTGTCAACTCATCATAAGATAGTTCTTGATACAACTCTGTGATATCCTTCTGATTCTCCAACATATTCTCCATCTGAGCCTTATCTTCCACAATAGGTGTCTGATTAGGTTTCACACGGATTGATGTCTTTGGAAAAGAGGCACCACTTTCTTCAGCAGTTATGAACTCTACCGATACATCACGACCATTAACAGCATCTGTGATATCACCATAGTCCGGATCTGCAATTACTGAAAGTAATTCTTGATAAACAGTCTTACCAAAACCCCAAAAACGAACACCTTGAGTTTCCTCACCCCTAACGATAACAGGAGCAAAGGTTCTCATCTTAGCTTCCAATTTACGAGCCATCTGATACTCCTCTCTGTTACCACTCGTTTTAAGTTTTTGAGCAAACTCTTCGATTGGATCAGGACGACCAAATGTGATTGGTGATAGATAGGTTTTGTTATTCAAACCAAAGTGAAAGAACAACTCAATAAACGGATTATCCTTATTGTGCTTATATGGTAAGACACGAATTACCTGTTTGCCTGGTTGTGGTTTCCAAAGATTTGAAGTCCTATTGTTTGTTGTTTGTAATTGATTAAGAC